TCATGTTACTCTTGCTCACAATCACCAAAGACCGATTCTAAAAACTTCTTTGATACCATAACACGTAATTGTGGCCTATCACGTTCCCTATCGCCACAATCGCATGGTTTTTCCTCAAAGTCAGTCAAGCTATGATTATGAAGTGGTAATCCGCTTTCTTCATCTCGCAATACCCCGCGCTTCTCTTCATAGAATTTTGTACTCATGTGCCTTGCTCCAATAGTTCTGAATGCTCGTAGATATTGCCTATCACCTTAGAGCAATCAATATAGCCCCAATTGAATGTTTCCCCTATGCCTGACCATGGGCGATTAGGATATGGAGAGAAATGGAAGCCTAGAGCAGGATAAATAGTAGCACAATCGTCGTCGTACCCAACGCTATGAAGTCCATACTTGACCTCAACAGGCGTGGGATAAAAGCTGCCATCGCTATACCCTAGCATCAAGATATCGCTTTTAAATATCTCTTTACCGTGTATATCTCTCCTACCCGTAGATAGCATTAAGACAATATCTTCTGCTTCATTCCCATCACCAATATAAGGCAACTCAGGGAAGCCATTTAGATGGATATACACATCTTGCAACCATGCCTTTTCCTTCTTGTGCCATGCTCTATACTTTTCCATTATCGCATCACCACCTTCCATATCTTCTCGTCACTCATATCGTGCAATTCAAGCATTGACTTTATTGGTGTGAATTGCTTCTCATCATGCTTGAGACGTGTCATCTTGCACAGCATGCCATCACGGTAGACGAGCGACACACCTGCAAGAGGCGTGAAGACGCTACCGGGCGAGACCATGTGATTACGGATGGCACCTGCTAGGATGATCTTCTGTTGTTCAAGCGTTGGCTCTGTCATGCTAGACCTCGTTTCCGCCTTCTGAATGCAGATCTCTTTTGTCGACGGTGAATCTGGTTACGTCGCTTTTTTGTTTGTATTTGCTTTTCCACGCGCTTGATATGCTGATAGAGCTTCTCAAATTCTTTTGTTGTAAATGTATGTATATAGATTTCACTCATGCTCCTCTTCCTTATTTCAGTACACTGTCAATCAACCGACGTTGTGCAATAATATCATCTACTTGCTTTAAATACCTATCTGTCTCCATAATGAATATACGGTTAGTGACAACCTGACTAATCATATATTCATCAAATACAAATGAACATCCACACTTTTCATTTTCATACAGCTTCCAAACATGAAAATGATATCCAATCTCACCATCATAGATAAATCTGACAAAGAATCCTTTGTCGAGAATGTGCTGTACTACTTCTCCTATCATCTATCCCTCCCTTCCTTGGTTTACTGCCAGCCGTCTTTGCATCGCTCTCAAATGGTCCTCTGAACTCATCATTGCGCCACCTAACTCATCACATGCCATACTCGCATTGTCTACTTGATCATCATGCGCTGCCATTGGAAACATCAACAGCTCATCCTCCCATTCTTGCAACCATATCGCTTGTTTTGGATGGAATACCTTCCCACCTTCATAGTACACAGCCGCTGTACTTGCACGTGATACCTTATCCCTGACAGGATGATACTCTCGTACAGGTAACCCTTTTTTGCGTAGCTGCTGTATCATGGCAAGCTGATAGGCCACACTCTCGACTTTGATAAATCGTGGATGATGCTGCTGATAGAGTAGTGCGGTCTGCTGCTGCTGCTCAGGATTATCTAGACGTTCTCTGAGTCGGCCTATCAGGAGTAGGTCCTTGTCAGGTGTGACAGCCCATACGCATATCACGGTATAATCTGCTGTTTCTTTGAGGGAGATAGCGAGATCTATCGTCATGAAAGAGTAGCAGGCTGATTTGAGCACACGTTTTATGCCCTCGGATGTCTCTAGCTGATAGTGTGCATCCTCTATGGTGAAGTACCGGAACCATCGTTGTTTGAATTGATTGCCTTCTGCAGGTGCGGGGCGTTGCTGAAATTGAGCTGCATAATCGAGACTGCCTAGGATCTTCTTCAGATCGTCAAGGACTTGCTTGGGGAATCGCTCTGGCCATAGCAAATCACCCTCTTGTGTACGAGGATCTTCCCATCCGATCTTAGTGATACTCTTGCGATCAGGCTCAAACTCTTCTGGCAGGCAGACATGCTCCCATCCACCAAGCTCTAGGATATGAGCTGATAGATCCTCAGCACCTAGCCTCTGGCCAACGACCACCATAGGCCCCGTGCTCTGATCATTGATGCGAGACATCCACGTCTTGCCAAACCACTCAATCACGCTCTTGCGATCAGCTTCCCCTTCCATGGCATTATGAGGGTCGTCTATGAGTAGGTGCGTCCCTCTCTTGCCTGTACCACTACCACGTACAGCTAAAGCCATATGGTAGCCTTTTTTGTCGTTCTCATAATATGATTTGAGCTTTTGATCATGGGCAAATTTGAAGATATGTCCATAGCGATCCTGGAACCATTCAGACTCTATCAATCTTCTTCTGTATCTGTTATCACGGATAGCAAGGTCTAGGCTGTGAGAGGCACAGAGCCACCTGGAATACGGGTCGTTGAGCCAGCACCACACAGGGAACATCTGAGAGACGATGGTAGACTTTGCATGGCCAGGGGCTATATTGATCAGGAGGCGCGTGATATCGCGTGTGTAGAGGGCTTGGAGGTGGATACAGAGCGCGTCAAGGTGCCAGTTCCACAGCAGTGGCGTGTCTGGCTCTAGCTCATGCCAAGCTCCTTTGACGAACTCCTTAAAAGTCCGCTTATACTTTTCTGCCTGTATAGCTTGCAGATCAAGCAATTGTGAGATATCAGCTATTGCCATCGATTGCCTTTTGTGCCAGTCGCTCTATCTCGACTAATTCCTCATCAGTCAGTTTTGAGTAATCCACAACAGGTGCGATCTTGATTGGTCCACCGTCCTTGCCTGTCAACTCTGTCTTCTTCACCCGCTCACCCATCTCAGCCGCTATACTAGCCTTGTATTTGTCGATCAGTGCGAACAGGGGGGCGTTGAAATTGACCAGATCAACCCGCTCTGCATTTGGACCGTTGCCTATCGCCTTTACGTCTGGTAGCCACACCTTGTCCTCATCCTCTGTCATCTCGATAAGCTTCGTAACAATTCTATCCAGGGATAGAATGCGCTTATGCTGAAGCGCAAAGCCCGTGCGAATGACAACCGCTCTTTCTTGCGCTATGACTTTATCTTGTTCTTCTATCCAATGCGCATCATACTCCCTAGCACGCTCTTGCCAGTTATATTTGGCAGACCAGCTTTCAAGATGCCGAGTATACGCCGATGTCCTACCGAGTTTTAGAGCAAGTTTGGCTAAACTGCGATCATACCCTAGCAAGCAGTACTCATGAAATGCTGCAGCAGATTTCGGGGTTTCTTGCTCATTGTCCATCGCTCACTACCATGGCATATTCCTCGACTCAACATACAGCTTCAGGCCATAACCTATTGCTATGCCAGCTACTACCAGCACGACACGGATGATCCACTCAATCATGAATTGTACCCTATTGGCGTATTCAACGATCGTATATTTGAGTCTATTGACTTGCAAGCCCAAAACTTCAGTCTGTCCATAATTTCATCTTTTGCCATATCTTTGTGGTCATACTTCTCAAGAGTAGACTTTATCTGCTCCCACTCTTTCTCTGTAAAGCTGATGGTAAGCTCAAATGGCTCTTGTGCATCTTCAGTTGGATCAACAGCTACATCATTCATATATTCACACGTATTCCATGTTTTGGAGTGGATAGACATGAAAGTGTTTTCCCTAAATGCCATGCCTATCCTCCGGTGAAAGATAACGGGGTGTTTTCGCACGTCACAAAAACATGGTTTATCTAAGAGCAGCCAGTTGCTACTCATGCTCAGTGTAGCATGAGTAGACATGGGATGTAAAGATAAAAGCCAATTAGAAAAGGCGAAATTACTAACAGGGGGATTTGTAGGCATGAAATTAGCCTCGCTTCAGATTGCTCCAAAGCGAGGCTAATGGTCGGGTAGCCGGGGCTTTCACCCGTCCTGCTGGTCTTACAGGCGTTCCACCTCTATCGCTTCGCTTTTCAGCTCGCCACCCGTTGTGTGGATGCTGCTGCAATCCAAATCATCCAGGCCTGCATCCAAGGCCAACGATGACGTCATCTTGCAGCTTTGGGCTAGTTTGTTTGCGATAGCCACGCCAGCCTCAGTGTAGCATGTGGGTCAAGAATTGTGCTCTATTCCACTAGACGAAGCTGAACGGTCTTCACATTTGGCTCACGTGTTTGACACCAGTCCGCATACTTTTTGAGCTTCTGTATACGCTCAGGATCTTCTCTCATAACACCAAATGCAATATTGCAATCACCGCATAGCAAACTTCGTACATCCCCGGTTTCATGATCATGATCCACGGATAGGTTAGCAATTTCACCTGCTCGATGTTTCGCGTTCCTTCCCTGGGGTCCGCGTGTTTCCGGTAACCCACAGCTTGCGCACACGCCGCCTTGTTCTATAAACATGCGATCATACTGCTTGGCAGTGATACCGTAGTTTGCACGATAATTAGCATCTCGCTTTTGTTCTGGGTTAAGACGAAAACGTTCTTGGTCTTTTTTACTTTTACATGTTTTACAGTGCCAAGCTAGGCCATCTTTGGATTTACGATCTGAGGCAAAGTCAGTAAAGGGGAACCATTCTGTACACTTAGTACACTTTTTCTTGTAGACGTGTTGGGGTACAATATTATCCATGATAGAAGCTAACTCCTTCTGTTATCACGTCCCTCGGTAGTTAGAGCTACGCGGGGGACAAACCATATTTATGAGCTTATAATACCATAGATCGGCTTCAGAAGCAAGTTTACAGACATTTTTACCCCTTTCGTTGAAACATTCAGCTCAAGTATAGCTGAAATATAGCCACAAAATAGTTGGTGATTATGTTTATTAATCACCAACTATTAACATCGCTAAAGGCTTATTTAGGGAACCTATTTTGGCTTCGATTTCTTTTAATCCCACTCAATTCCTCTCAGTGTCACTCAATTCCACCTCATTTACCCCTGCTATCTTTATCACGCCTTTGATATCTTTCTCATAGAACC